CATGAAATCCGTTTCATTGATTGTTCTTATTTTTATGTTTGCACCAGTTTCAGATTCTGTTTCACAATACTTTTTGACAGCGTGTAAAGATACAACTTGGCTATCGTCAGCAAATGCGGATTTAGTTAGACTATCCAGTAATGCTCTGCAATGTTTGTCCAGATCACCTTTGTTTTTGTTGGTGATATACACAGGGGCAGCTTGACGCACCATGCCATTTGGGAGATAGTGCTTTTGCGGCCTTTTAAAAAAGAAACTTACCTCTATTTCAACTGGTTCTAATATTATATCGGTCACAATCAACTTCGCCCTCATTTCCACCTGTTTACGCCATGATTTTAGACGCTTACTTGTCTCAACCATTATTCCATTGCCAACGTGTTTTTTACTGCCTTGAGGGGCAGATTCCATGCCTTTTACAGAAATAATATATTCCATAGAAAATGAGTTTTATTCCAGAGAATACCCCATTCATAGCTTTGCCAACAGCATTAAAGGGCAAAGTAACACCATTTCAGCTTTCGGTTTTATGGGTTTTGCAATCATACTATCCAAACATATGGCCTAGTTATCAGACCATTTCTAATGATGCAAAAATGTCCAGAGACAAAGTTATCAAGACTGTTGCTGAACTTGTAGAACTTGGTTTATTGCAAAAGCAATATAGGATCAATGAATATGGTCAAAGAACAAACTGCTATAGAGTCACAATTTGGCATCAATGCAAGACACTTCCTGTGTCAGATCCCAGTATTCATGCGGGGTCGTTGATACATACTACCCCAGTCGTTGAGAACTACCCCCCCAGTACGCCACAGCGACCCCCCCAGTCGTTGTCAGCGACCCTAACTAAAACAATGTTAACTAAAACAAATAACTATAAAACTTTAGGTAAGAAAAAACCTGTAGATATATTCTTTGAACCATTTTGGGAAGCTTATAGAAAGATACCTACATCAATGCGTGTTGTATCACAATCTAAAAAGCTTGCAAAAGCCGAATTTAGTAAGTTAAGTAAAAAGACACAGGAAAAGATACTTGACTGCTTACAGGCCGATATAAGAGCTAGATCAAAGCAATTAAAAAATGATAACTTCACTCCATTATTTCCTGATTGTTTCAGATACCTTAAAAATGGTCAATATGAACAATATCTATTGACAGTATCTAAAAAAGCAACTACATTAGGAAAACCCAAACAAAACACCCCTTTTTAACACCCCATGAAGAATTACAAGCGGTCTGCTGTTGATAGAGAAGTTACCTTCAACGCACCAAAATACACTTGTTATGCTTGCAATGATACAGGCATTATCAACAACTCAGACAAGTTAATAAACAATCACTTGCCAGACTATGACATTGATGACAAGGGAAGGCGGTTCTCTGGTCAGGATTTAGCTCTCATATGTTATTGCAATGCAGCTAACCCTCAATACGATATAGATGGTCAAATAATCTCTCATGGTTACAGAGATTCAGATGGTCACATAAGAAACAATGTTGGTGTTGACATACCAATAGACATTGTTAGAGATATACACAACATGAGAAAAGAAGGCTGGGCTAAAACAGAAAAGCTTATGAACAAGCTCATACAAAAAAATATCAAAAATCAAAAAACTTCACTTCCACCAGAAGCTCAAAAAGTAAAAGATCAACTAGCAAACTTTCAAATCAAATCATTATGAAAAATCAGTACACAACTACACCAGAGCTAAAACAAGCAAGAAACGAAATCATCTTACGCATGAGAAAAGAAGGATACACACTTCAAAAAATTGCAGACAGATTTGATGTCGGCAGAGAGTGGATAAGGCAAATCTTAAAAAAAGAATTTGATATAACAGGACATATTTCTTTTGATCCAAGAGAAGAGATTATGTCTGATGAGTATTCTGTTTTTGATTTAATAGAACTTACTGGATATGACTTAGAATATATTCGTGTTCAATTAAGAAAAAATTGGCTTCCAAAACCTACAAGAAAATTAGAAAAAAAAGGGACAAGTGGTATTGACCATTGTTATTGGAAAAAAACTGATATTGATAGATGGATTGAATTAAAAATTAAATATTTAAAAATTGCACTTGATGGTTATCTTGATTCCAGACTTAATCATTATCCAACTTATAAATTTACTCACCCTAATTTACAAAAAAGATATAAATTTCTTATTTCGTTAGATTCTGGTGGTTGGAAAGGTAAGCTTGCTTATAATTCAAGACGTAACAATGAAGTGATGAAAGAATACTATAATTTAATAAAACCTGTTCAATATGTCCCTGCTGATTATTCAAAATATTTAAATATGAGAACTAAAGAACATTTTGCAGAAAAAGGTTTATATAACGGCATGGAAACAGAGAAAATAATTGGTATTTCTTCTCATACGATTCAAAACTATAGAAAAAAAGGTGTTTTAAAAGAGGGTATACACTATTTCACTGGAGATCATTATTTACAAAGATATATGTATGACCCAGAAAAAACAAAACAAGCTATTTTTGATAATGGTTATGATTTTGCTGTAGCTGCTGGACAGAAAAAAAGATGGGCAAGAATAAGGGGTGAGAAGTAATGACTTTTTATAACACAATCAACGAAAACCCTAGTGAACTTGCTAGGTCACAAACAAAAGCTAAAACTCAAGAACAAAAGATCATAAACTGTTTTAAGCAATATGAAAGGCCACTAAGCCCATCAATGGTTCTTTCTATCTCAGGTCTTAACTGCCCTATAACATCAATAAGAAGAGCTATGACAAATTTATCTGATGATGGCAAACTGGAAAAAACCAAAGAATATGTAATGGGTAACTATGGAAAGAAAGAACATCTTTGGTGTTTACCTAAAAAATTAGAATCATTCACTCAATCAACATTACCTTTTTAATTAAAACACCATGACAAGAACTAATGAAAAAATTTCAAAATCTTATCTTTCAAAGGTAAAAAATGATATTGATAGAAAAAATCCCAGACACGGACTTGCCTGTGAATATGTTTTTGAAAAATTAAGAGAAAAACAATTTTTAAAAGAGATTGTTTGGCTTTATCAAAACTTGCGAAAAGAATACAAAAGGCGAGTTAGACCATTAATAAAAGAAAAAATATGGAAGATTAAAGGTTGTTATGAAATGATAGAAATAAGAAAAAAAAATATAGACGATTCACAAATTGATTTATCAAACTTCGTTAATGCAGAAGATCACGCAGATTTTTATAGAAAAGAAGATGTTTTAAGAAAAATTAGAAGCTATAAACAAGAGATACAAGAGCAAGGCATCTTAATTTCTATTTTAAAAAATGATATTAAATTAATTTTTGAATGTAGATCAGAAATATTTGATCTGTTAAATTCTATTTCATTAGGCTTAATGAAAGATAAAAATAACTTTTTTTTAGTAGATTTTCAAAAAAATATATATAACAAAATTATTATTCCTTCATTTTGTATTGAGAAACCAATAAATTCTATCTCAATGGCTGGCAACAGGACAAACTCAATTATTGCTTTTGCTGATATATTTATTCCTTATTCTGGTCTTGATAAAATAGAAATAAATATTAGAGACTCTTATTCTAGTAAAAGATATGTTGGGGATTCTGTTTTTTATATATCACTGATTACAAATATAAATAACTACTTAACTGGAAAAAAGGTTAAAAACACTAGATGGGGAGATCCTAATGATTTTTACTGGGATATATGGACAAATTCAACTTTGGGCGAAGTAAAAATTGCAAAACAAGAATCTGAAGAGGTCTTGCAGCAAATAAATCTTTACCACGAACTTGTATTTCCTACAAAAACTTATGTTTGTTTAGATTATGAAGATACACAGCTTTTAGGTTTGACTAAGGATAGTAAGATTCAAGTGTTACGTTTAGGTAGTGGATTTCAAGATTTTTGTGATAATAGACCAGATCAAAAATTAGAAGAAATTTAAAATGAAAAACAAAGACTTTGACAGCTTCAATAATGACCGCATCAATGCACTTAGAAAAAGGATTGATGAACTAATATTTCTTAAAACAAGTTGGGAAAATCAAGCAAAACAAAAACAAAAGCCATGAAACAAAACTCTGAATTTAAGTATCCACCTAAAACTTTCTATTACGGAAAACAAAAATATGGATTTTATCAGTTTTTTGATGATTCAACCTTGATATTGCCATTAAGAAAACAAGGAAAATCGACAAAATCTAGCGATTGACGCTACATTTAGAATAATAAAAACCATATTCCCATAGTGGCTAACGGCAGAACTAGCAAGAATGAGCATGAGTTCAGAGTGAACAAAGTTGCAAAGCTTTTGTCTGTTGGCACTGTTCGATCAGAAATAAGTCAGTTTGCATCAACTGAGTGGGGTGTTAGTCAAAGATCAATAGACAGATATATTCAAGAGGCAACTGTAATCTTAAAGCAAGATTTTGATATTGACCGCAGACAATTTACGGCTGAAGTATTAGCTCAGTACGCATCACTGGCAAAAGAGGCTAGGAAATCAGGGCAGTTAACAGTTGCTTTAGGCTGTATAAACTCAATGGCAAAGGTCGGTCAGGTGATGTCTTGAGCATACTGAATAGAGAAGGTTCTGTATTAGATCATGTTGGTAGTCGATATGTTGATATTGATACTGATGATTTATTAGATAGGATTAGGGCTGACTTGCACCCACCGCAGCAACAGTTCTTTGATAATCAGAATGAAATAGTTGGCCTTTCTGCTGGATATGGTGCTGGTAAAACAAGAGCCTTATGCAGTATGGCAGTCAAGCTGGCTGCTATGAATATTGGATTTATTGGTGCTGTTATGGAACCAACTGCCCCATTGATTAGAGATATATGGCAAACAGACTTTGAGTTGTTTCTTGAGCAATATGAGATTCCATATACTTTTAGAGCTAGTCCGCTTCCAGAATATACTTTGCACTTTAAGGAAGGTGATAGCAAGCTACTATGCAGATCTTTTGAAAACTGGTCTAGAATAATAGGTCTCAATCTTAGTCATGTATTGGTGGACGAAATTGATGTGGTATCTCCAACTATTGCCGACAAAGCTTTCCCAAAGATACTTGGTAGGTTAAGGGCTGGTAATGTTCGCCAGTTTTGTGCAGCTAGTACACCAGAAGGATTTAGGTGGCTATACAACACCTTTGGTACAGATGAAGCGAAGGAGAGAACCGATAGGCAGCTAATCAAGATGAGGACTCAGGATAATCCGCATTTACCTAGTGACTTCATTGAACGTATGCAAGCCAACTATGACCCATCAATGTTGCAAGCCTACCTAAATGGAGAGTTTATCAATTTAACCACTGGGCAAGTATATGATCGTTTTACTAGAGAAAACAATGTTACTAATATCAAGCCAGAGATAGGACTAGAGCCATTGAGAGTTGGCATGGACTTCAACATAGGCAACATGAACGCTGTTATTGGTATTGTCCAAAATCAAAAATTGTTAATATTTGATGAGATTAGTGGCAGTCACGATACAGATAGCATTGCCCAAGAGATCAAAGCCAGATACCCTATGAATAAGATTTACATATACCCAGATGCTAGTGGAGGAAACAGGAGTACAAACAGTTCGCAAACTGATATTGCCATACTTGAGGGATATGGTTTCAGCAATCAAAGCCCACGCAGCAACCCGCCAGTCAGAGACAGGATTTCTGCCGTACAGGCTTTACTATGTAACGGCAAAGGGGAAAGCCGTTTACAAATCCATGCCTGTTGCCGAAAGTTAGTAGAGTCAATGGAACTTCAGTCATACACAGAAAAGGGAGAACCAGATAAAGAGTCAGGCTATGACCATATGGCTGATGCTCTAGGGTATCTTGTATGGCGTGAGTTCAATCCATTATTTGCTAGGTCAGGCAAAGCTACAGGGATTAGAATATATTAAGAACATGATAGTATTGAGGCAAAACTGTGTATAGCTCACTAAATATTTACAATCAGCCCATAACACAAGCTGCCACCA